CGAAGAAATTAGCCGTACCATTGATAGCCTTGATGATGGCGTCGAGTTGCAGTCTACTTCCGACTAAACAGATAGAAGTAACAGCAAAACCAATGGACAGACTGATTACTCAGCCTGTATTACCACGTGAGATAGATCTCAAAGATCCTATGTGGTATGTAGTAAGTGATAAAAATATAGAAGAGTTTCACGAAAGATTAACAAAAGAGCATGGACAAGTAGTATTTGTAGCTATGTCTATACCAGACTACGAACTAATGTCATACAACATGCAAGAATTAAAAAGATATATTACTGAACTCAAGGAAGTAGTAGTATATTATGAAAAAGTAACAGACCCGGAAGCATTGAACAATGTGGAATAGTATTAAACAATTTTTTATAGACTGGAGCTACTTTAGAGTAATGAATAAAGGAGCAAAGTTTTTTGACAAGAATCCAGTAGTACAAGGACGATTTGAAGAAGTCGAAGACTGGTTAGAACATATGGAAGATAGATTAGCAGCAGTGGAAGAGAATAGTCACCCATGTAAAGAACTACATGAGTTTGATGCTTACCCTGAACTTATCCATAGACTTTCAGCAGTAGAGCAACATATAGATAAGTGAAAGACTTAGTATGGATGTTAAAACCAATAAGTAGAAAAGCAGTATTAATACGAGAAAAAGCAATTCTCATAGATGCGTATAGAGCAGGGGTAAAAAATGTTTACAGAATTAAGAGAACTATTAAAACGTGATGTAGTAGACATTACATTCGTTTCAGAAAACTCACACAAGGAGTACACAATTCCTTGCACGTTGATGGAGTCACTCACTAGTAGTAGAGTCAATCAACAAATCAATGACACCATAGTGTGTTATAGAATAGATGAGAATAGATGGGAGGACATTAGATTAAATTCTATAGTTTCTTATCAAGGAAGTCCCTAATTTTAGGGCAAGGCTCTTTATAGAGCGGAGAATATTATGTTAATGGATTTAGTAGGTATGGTTACTTTAATAGTAACAATTGCTAGTTTAATCGCGGCGTCAACACCGACACCTAAGGATGATGTATGGATGGGCAAATTCTACAAATTTGTAGATATGTTAGCATTGAACATCGGAAAAGCGAAGGATAAAGGCAATGTCTGATGAAAGATTCAGTGGCGATATGTCACGTAACGAAGTAGAATTAGACCTTAATAAGTTTATGGCTATGGTCAGTGAGATCGGCGAACTTAAAGCTAAAATTATGGAGTTAGAAAACGATAAGGAGCCAGAAAACCCTTGGCAGAGATGGATATGGCTATCAGGAATGATAGACGCTTGGAGAATTTTCCCAAGAATGTTCCTCACTGTGTACATTGTATTACTTTATAAGTGTACAATATGGTTTATGGAACTTCCAGCACCAACATTCGAGCAGTCTGGTTTAATCAGTATTGTAGTCGGAGCGGGTGCGGCATGGTTCGGCTTGTATGCTGGAACGGCAAAAGACAAGATAAACTCTAAGTAACAAAAAAATAGTTCTTGACATTTGCTCGTATATTTAGTATAATATACTTATGAAAAAATTCAAAGAACTTAAAAAAATAGTAAAGTACTGTACTCATTGTGGTGGTCGCAAGAACACTCGTGAGTGCAGTGGTTACAAGTGTTGGATTAAATGAATTTATTTTATTTAGATGAAGACATGGATAAGTCTGCCGAGTATCATGTTGACAAGCATATTGTCAAGATGCCGCTCGAGGCAGCACAAATATTATGCACTACTATATGGATAGACGATTTATTGGGGTTCGTTCCTCGAGCTCTTAACGCAGAGGAAAGAGAAGTGATGAACAAGGCAAAAGCCGAGATTAAGCATTTACCTCTTGAGGAACGACCCTACCCCTACCTACCAATGATGTACAATCATCCTTGCACTATCTGGGCAAGAGAGTCTTTGGAAAACCATGAGTGGGTTCATTGTTATGCTAACGCATTGAATGATGAGTACCACTACCGATATGGAAAACTACACAAATCAATCGAGCAAGTAGTAAATAAACTACCTGACCCGAAGAATCTACCTAAAGCAGGTTTTACAACCTTTGGCTTAGCTATGCCTGATGATTTGAAAGACTATGATAACCCTATACAAAGTTATCGTGATTATTACCACCTAGACAAAGCAACGTTTGCAAGTTGGAAGTACCGTGATAAACCTCACTGGTGGAATGAAGACTATGCAGACTATGAGAAAAGGATTACAAGATGATTATAATTTATGGAAAAGAAAGTTGCCCTTACTGTGATATGGCTAAAGATTTAGCTACACGAAAAGGACACGCAGTAGAATACAAGCAATTAGGAGTAGACTATGAGTTCAGTGAACTTAAAGAAAAGTTCCCGAAAGCAAGAACTTTTCCGCAGATTATAATGGACGGAATCAGTATAGGTGGGTATACAGACTTGGAGAATTTAATTGACTAAGTATAAATTCAACGAGGATGAGGTACTACAAATACTTCGCAACCATATATTAGGAACTTACGACGCTCACTACAGTATGAATAAAATTCAGTCAACTGAGTTTATATTTGATGCTGGACATGGCGAAGGGTTCTGTATTGGTAATATAATAAAATATGCACAGAGATACGGCAAGAAAGAAGGTCGCAACAAAGAAGATTTGTTGAAGATACTTCACTATGCCGTAATCTTGCTAGGACATGAGATGCCATCCACTAATTACACGGAGACACACAATAATGGCAATAAAGACTAGAAAGCATGAAAATTTAACAGAAACAAACATACAACATGTAATAGATTTACTTAACGCTGAGAAGCCAGTAACAAAGAAAGAAGCATGTAGTATACTAAATATAAGTTATAATACTACGAGGCTCAATAAAATAATTGAAGACCACTTAGAAACAGTAGCTTATAGAGAGCGTAGAAAAGCTCAAAACAAAGGCAAAGGTGCTACAGAAGCAGAAATTAAACAAGTAGTAAACTTCTATTTAGATGGTAGTAATATTTCTGATATTGCAAAGGCATTGTATAGATCGCCTGCCTTTATTAAAGCAGTAGTAGAGAGAGTAGGTATTCCACAGAAATTACCTCAGACAGACTACGAAGGACGAAGAAACGCTATGCTACCCGAACAATGTGTAGCAGACAGTTTTGAAGTTGGAGAAAAAGTATGGGCAGTTAAACAAAACTACCCTGCTTTAGTGGAAAAGTACTTAGGAAGTAGGAATGGGATAGACTCATATTTAGTGTACACAATCGAGTGTTCGCAAGAAGATTTAAAAGATACTTACTTTCCGCACCTGTCTTTTGCAGGCAAGCAATATTGCTTGGCTTCATATGAGATAGGAAGTCTAAGGCACTTACAGAAGTATCTGTAAGCATTAGGAGAAACAACATGGATATATGGCAGATCATTGCTGCATTGTACTTATCGGGTACACTTGCAACAATGTACTCTATATGGTGGCCATCTTATAAGTTAATAAGAGCAGTAGCACCATATAGTATAGTAGTGCAAAGGCCATTACTATCAACTATAATAGTGTTTTTTGTATTTCTTCTTTTCTTCCCTGTACTTATAGTAACATTTATAATACCTTCTAAGCTAGAAAGGTTTATACGAGGGTTTGTTAATGGTGTCATTAACATAAAATGAGGAAGTAAAATGTACGAAGAATTAGTAAAACACTTAGAAGGGCAAATAGCATATCATAGAGCTAACTGTAGAGTTTATATGAGAAATCCAGTAGGTATTGGGGAACACCCAGATGTCATGGAATCAATAAAGTCAGAACTATCTAAACTTGCAGAAGCAGAAGATATGTTAAACGCCTTACAGAAACATTTAAAATAATACCAATTATTATAGATAACAAAAAATAGTTCTTGACAATTGGTTATAATTTTATTATAATATATTTATAAACAAAAAACGAGCAAATATGAGCGACAGGTATTACCAGCAGATGCGAGAAGCCACAGGCTGGGCATTTGGTATGCCAGAGTTCATGCGCAACAACAAAAAATATAGGAGACGAAAAATGGCTTGGACAGACGAATCTAAAGAGCAAGCAGTTGAATTGTATCAGGATGCAGAACCTACACCTGAGACTTCAATGGAGATAGTAAAAGACATCGCTGAGGAGCTTGGAGAAAGCCCAAACGGTGTTAGAATGATATTAACAAAAGCAGGAGTATATGTAAGAAAAACTCCAGCAGCTAAGTCAAGTGGTGGCGGTAGCACAGGCGGAGGTAGAGTTTCAGTTGCAGATGCACAAGACAAACTTACTTCAGTTCTTGGTGATGCAGGTCAGGAAGTAGACGCAGCAATAGTATCAAAACTAACAGGTAAAGCAGCAGTTTACTTTACAACAGTTATAGAATCATTAAATAAGTAGTGTAATTTAGTGTGTTGAGGCAGTCTTCGTGGTTGCCTCAATTTTTTGCATCTTAAATAAGTGACCAAAAATTTAACAATTCAAAAGAGTTTTTGTTAGTTTAAATTGGAGGAAACATGAAAAAACCAGAGTTCGAAAGACGAATCGACGAAGCAGGAGATGCAGTAGTCACATATAGAAGTCAAAACTCACGCAAGTTAAAATACAATGTGTGTACAAGAGACTTTACCACAACCTACATAAAGGGTAAAAAGAATAGAGCTAAAGAGGGACAACATACGTCCTTGTTATTTTGTTGGGACACGGACTCATATAGAATCCTTGTGCCTGAAAATGTAACGAGTATTATACCTCTCAACCGAGTCATTCGCAATGATTGATTTAGAAGCCCCATCTGTTTATGAAAAAATAATTCAAGAGTCACAACACGACCAGCTTCGGCTTGTAGTCAGTACTTTTAGAGGAGTAGAATACTTATCATTAAGAAAGTATTACCTTGATTTTGACGAGGAATGGAAACCATCTAATCAAGGAATTACTATACCAATAGATATGGAAAACACTAGAAATTTGTTTCAAGGCTTAGTCGAGATTCTCTCATTAGCAGAATCCAAAGCAATTATAGAAGAAAATTTCAGAGACTTGCTGGACGAAATCTACCTCTAACAAAAATAGTTCTTGACATTTGCTTAAAAATTTAGTATAATATATTTATGATTATAAAAGGACAAATGACATATGACCAACACGGTCGCAAACGTAAGAGCAAATTCACTAAGGCTGTAAAAACCAAACAGCCTGAGTGGAAAACCTTTGCTCCAGACACCACATTCCGTAGAACTACGGAACAATACCCTTCGGCTCCTATGAGTCAGTACACAACTCCACAAGATAATACTTACAAACAGAAAGAGAGTAAGAATTATACTGTTTCGATTGCGTACAATAAAGGGGCATATCAAGTAATACCAAAAGAAGAAGTAAAACACATAGGTAAATAATGAGTAAATTAGAGGAATTCTTAAAGCAAGCAAAGGCAGACTACTATAGAGGCGAACCGAGTATATCTGATGAAGTCTATGATAGATTAGAAGAACAGGTAGGCGCTACTGCTGTTGGCACAGATGAAGGCACAAGAATACCTCACATGTTTCCTATGTACTCCCTACAAAAAGTTTACGAAGGAGAGAAAGATCCTCACTCAGTACTAAAACAATGGGCAGAGGTAACACCTAAACTAGACGGTGCCGCTGTCAGCCTACAGTATATAAACGGAGAACTTTCTATGGCACTCACCCGAGGCGATGGAAAGAAAGGTTTGGATATTACAGATAAAGTACGACATCTAGTACCTACTAGAATTTTCTGGACAGAACCAAAACAAATAACAGGTGAGATAGTAACCACTAAAGATAGACCTAATGCTAGAAACTATGCGGCGGGTGCACTCAATTTAAAAAGTGTTGAAGAAGTAATGGACAGACAATTATATTTTGTAGCTTATGGTATTCAACCTTGTGTTAAACCTACGTGGAAAGAAGATATGTATGCACTAGAACCAATGTGTGATACAGCCTACGCTACTTATTTAGATACTTTTCCACAAGATGGAGAAGTATGGAGAGTTAATGATAATAAAGCATTTGAAGAACTTGGATATACTTCTCACCATCCTCGTGGTGCTTTTGCTCTGAAAGAGAAGAAGGAAGGCGTAGTAACAAAACTACTTGATGTTAAATGGCAAGTAGGAAAATCAGGTGCAGTTTCTCCAGTAGCAATACTAGAACCCTGTATAATAGGAGAAGCAACAGTTTCACGAGCAACCTTACATAATATGGCTATCATCGAAGCATTAGACTTAGAGATAGGATGTATGGTTGAAGTAATAAGAGCAGGGGAGATTATTCCCCAAATAGTAGCAAGAGTAGATTAATGGGCAAAGTTAGGCAATGGATTTCGATTGTACTCAATCGTTGGATGGAACGTTCAATGCAGAGAACTGCGAATAAATTGTTT